ATTATTAAGCTATCGCCTTTTGCGATGATAATATAGTTATCAATTGTTTTATTGCAGTCTAAAATCTGATTTTCATACTCTGACATCAACACCTTTAATGATCTATTTTCCTTGTGAAAGGCGTTTAGATCATTGTTCATTTTAATGACTTCGCGTTGCAGTTTAATTGGTATCTCTTGCGAGTATGCGATTTGTAAGGATAGTGATAACGCTATCAGTAACATCATTATGTTTAATCTCATCTACTTTATTATTTAGTTGTTTGTTTTCTGGTTTAATAACAGCTATTGATTTCTTGATTGAATCAATGCGCATAAGCCTGCGATGTGACACAACCTTTATATAGTCGTTTTCCTTTATCAAGGTTGACTTTTGATGCTCAAGTAGTGTTATCATACCCTCATCATTTTTAACGGCCTTAGAAGGGCTTAAAATGATTGAAGATAAAATCACTATTGCGACAATTGTAATTGTGTGAACGATGTAGTGTTGTGATGCGGTCATATTAAAATAGATGCGTTATCCTTGCCACTTGACCAGATTCAAAAGAATGGATGAAACCCTCGATCCCAACCTTTGAACCTTTGTAGCCATTTCTATCATGCCAGCTATCAGCTTCCGATGGGCTGCGTAAGTATTCAACCGTCACACCAATGTAATCTTTTCCGTTCATCCACTTCGTTGACTGCTTATGGTGGATATGGTGAAGATAGATATAGCGATATTTACATTCATTCCACATCAGCGGATTTTCGGTTGCCATTAATAAAGGCATATCAGCCATCTTAGCACCATCGCCGTGACTTGTTCCAATCATACTTTTTCCGTACTGCGTGTATTTACGATGTGATATGTCAACGTTAAAGGAAACGTTATTAGACTTTCTAAAGTATGCTCGTATCGTTTGGGCTAACATAAAGCCGCTAGCATAGTCATGGTTTGATGGATTGTAAACGACTTCAACATCGCATATAGGTAGTAACTTTTCAATGATAGCAACATACATCTGCTCGGCAGCTAAATACATTTCGTGCCACATTGCTGAAGTGTCTTGCCTTGTTCCGCTGGTCGTAGTTCCGTGAGGGTTATCAATATGCAATACATCGTTACCAATAATAAGTATTACCTTATCTAAATTAAAGCCGTAAGACTTATCTAAAACGCCCTGAACGCCTTCATCTACTCTAGCTAATGCTGTTTCGATATCGTACTTGCCGCCCGTTTCAACGAATGAAGCAAGTTTACCGATGTGAATATCCGCTGGATCAAGAACTAAGCAATGCGGATCTTTTGATTTAGTACGTTTAAATGTTTTGAATGAAGGGCTATATTCTTTTAATCTATCAAATGCATTATCAATTAGGCCATCCCAATCTTTGTCAGAGCCTTTTACTTGTATTGAATAGCGTTTGTCTTTATCCCAGTATTGCGCAACGTCTTGTGGTTTGATGCCTTTCGCTTGGCATATGGTTAAGAACTCCTCTGAGTTAGGATTTCTTCTGATGTTTTCAATTAATCTATATTCTGCTTCGGATAATCTTGGTCTGTAAGATTTTTTCCTTCCCATGTTTTTTTTGTTTAGTATCAAAGTTAAGTGAAAAACAATTATCAAAGGTAAAAAACACTTACACAGCCATTAGCACAAAAGGTAAACAGTTTTGCCACCTTGCTTAACCGCCTTTAAAACTTGTCCTCTATTATTGACCTCATCTTTGTAAGAAACATGAACCCATGATGGGTTCTCTTCCGTTCCAAATTCCCAAATGAGTTGATCAAAGTTAAGATTATCTTTAATGTAGTCGAATATTTGCTTATTTGTCGGATATTCAACCGCGTCATTATCTAAATCTAATGCTTGCCCTTTGCAATGCTGTGAGTTTTTAGCTCCATTAATTGCCTTGTTTAATGCTTCTGATCTGTAACCACTAGAAACAAATATTGGCGCACCAAAATGATTTCTAATTGGTTGGAATATGTTTTGAGCGAGAGATATGAGATTGTTTAAATGCTCACCATGTGGCGTGTTATCAATACCCTTTCTACTTGCCGTGTTTGATTTGCTAACCTCTAATAGTGATAAGTGATTGCTAATTTTCATTGGTTGGTCTTTTTTTGGAAACCCTAGTTTTTGCGGTTTGAACTATTCTTTCTTCAAGCCTCGCAATGGTGGCAGTTTGCTCAATCAACAACTGGTTATAGGTTTCTAATTTCTCACGCAATTCTTGAATCTCCGCGCGCAGTTCAGCGATAGTTTCTTCATTCTTTTTAACTAAAGCACTTGCTTGCAGCATAGTGACAATATAACTTCCTATTTCTTTTCCTTTCCAAATTAAAACACCTATTAAAACCGCTGACAAAACCGTAAATAGACCATGCGTAGCTATCAGATTAGTTACCTTCTCAATTATCTCCATTTTTCTCTATCTTTTTTTCTATAAACTTTTGCAGTTTAATTATATTCTCTTTTTTTGGTTTTGATTTTCTCTTTACAGCACCCATGAACAAAAGTTATTATCAGTTGAAGGATTAACGTCTTCGTTGGTATTTGAATTGTATTCTGGAAATAGCGTAGAATTATTACATAAATAATCAACTAAACGATTTGAATAGTAAACCGCAAAGTCACGCTCTTGGCTAACTAATGAATCAACTTCATCCTTGCTTAGTGTATTAGCGTTTTCAGGCGCGTGTCTATAAATCCCACCGTTACCAATTGTAACAGAAATCATCGGCAATAATTCAACCAATGTCCAATGAATTAAAGCTGGTTTAACCCAATTTGTAACTAACGACAAGTAGTTGCCCGACAATGTACTTGCTAAAATATCAGCCTGAATCTTTTCTAGCAGATCCGTTCCTAGCAATCTCTGAACGTGAATGTCTTGAGATATGCTAACGTATTGTATTGCCTTGTCGCTGTCCACGTTGCCACTCATATTAGAGTACCTAAGTAAATCATCGTAGGTTATTAATAGTGCTTTTGCCATTATCCTCTAGGTTTTAAAAATCCGTTATTCTCCATGTCAGTTGGTAGCTTGGCAACCTTAGAGTCATTTTTTTTCAATGGTACACCAGCCTTTCTTGCTTCGTTTACGCTGACTGGTTTATCATTTGAAAGTCCTTCGTTCGGTAGAAAAACACCTGATGAATTTCTTTTTCTCATGTAAACTTTTCGCATCCAAAAATGGTGGCAGTCACCTCCACCTTTGTAAAACCAGATGCTATAAGTGTTAGATCCATTTGGCCCCCATCCTTCATTCACAACTTTATTATCCATCGCGATAATATCTTCTTTACGATATAATTTAGACGCGCTAACCATTTTCTTGCAGAAATCTCTACTATTTCCACTTGTCTTTTGCGGAGCGTATTGATAGCGTACCTTAAAAAGTCCTGTGTCTTGTTCGCTTTTTTGGTTTGGTGTAGCAGTTCCTGTGCTGACAAAGTTCCATACTTTCGACAAAAGGCTTTGCTCTTGTTCTTTTTCGTCATCTGTTAAATAATCAACGGCCTCTGAACTTATTAAATCCCAATCTTCTAAATCTTCATCTTCGCCTAAATCAATAAGTTTATCAACCATTTGATCAAGTCCGTCATCATCATTTGAACAGCATATTTGTTTAGACATTTCAATGCCCGTTTGCTCCTCTATCGCTTCAACACCTACATCTTCATTATTCATCTCTGTGAAGTCTAAAGGCTGTGAGGTAATCATGTAAAGATTTAAAGAAATCTGATTAAAGTTTAGGATTTTGTTTACGCCCTCAATAATCACTCGTTGCATTGGCTTGATCACCGTGTTGTCAAACAACATTGCAGCCATCTTAATCTCTTCAGCGTTTGAACCTAAACCTCCGTTTTGTGGTAATCCAAATAATAGCGGAGATGTAACTCTGTGCGAAACCATTAACTTTCTACTTGCCTCTTCAGCGATAAATTGGTATTGGTTATGAGCATCGTTTAATTGAGGTGTTTGTATGTCTGCCGCGCTTTCTTTGTTGTCATTGAATGACACTATCACGCTTTCACCTTCTGTGCCTGTGTACTTGTCTTTTATTTTATTTTCAATCGCTCTTTGCTGCTCATCATTTGGCTGTCCATTATTAAAGTTGATGATCATATTCGCGCTAAACCTATTATAAATATTGTTTAGGTGAAACTTTGCTAGCTCAATTTCCACAAAAGCATAATCTAAACCGCTTTGATATTCGACTGGCGAGAAATAATGAAAGCCTGATTTGTAAGGCTTTAAAATCAACACCTCTAAACCTTCTTTACTCATCCCAAATGATGGGATTCTTTCAGGCGTTTCGTTTCGTTTGACTTTCGTCCAATCGTCTGAATAATAATAAGCCTCAATATCACCCTCTTCGTTGCATCGCTCTGGTCGTAAGTTTTGAATTGGAAGATGCTCAACGCTTGTGATAGTTGTATGGCTTTGATCATATACAACTTGAATAGATGCCTCGCCTAGTGTGTAATAGTCATCAGCGATTTTTCTCATTAAGTCTTCGCTAAACATCTGAACTAATGCAGCCCATTCATCAGGTTTCCGAGATGCATCTGTTGCGCCCAATCCTTTGCCATATATCATGTCTGATATGCTATTAATCAATGCGCTATTTGTTGGTGACTCTTTAGAATCTAGTAGTGTTTGATAATAGTCATTATCGTCACCATAACTAACCCATTTATCCTTTTTATTTTCGGATATTTTAGGTGTAGTGTATTTACCTAATTCAACTATTTTTATGCTCATATAATGATGAATGAATTGTCTGTTTGCGTAGGTTGTGTGTATACCCCTTCGTTAATAGTGAATTGTGGCAAGTCTGTTTGATTTGTCACAAAGACCTTACCTCTCCAACAAAGTTCTAAGCCGTCTTTTATCTCTAATCTGTAATTTTGATTCAAAACTAGAACTGGGCTAAACGCGCTTGACAAAGATAAATATCCATTCGAATACACCCCCGTTATTGTCAGCGTGTGAGTTAGCTTGTTTTGTTGTTCTGAATACATTGTTACCGTCACATCACCCGTAGGCTCAAAGCGCGGAATTATTGAGAATGTTTGAGAATTAGAAGTGTCCGATAGAATTACCATACTTATATAACTTGAAAATATTTTTTTGTCATAAAAAAGCCCCAATCAAACGACTGAGGCTCTAATCTATATAAGTTAAGGAATATTAAACTCCAACCGTTACACTTACACCAAGTGCCGTAAGTTGAGCGGCAATAGTTGCGCCAGCAGCAACACAGAAATTAGCTGGAACTTTTTCAGAACCAGCTAGTGTCAAAGTATAGCCAACAAGTTCACTTAATGACGCGCCACTAACAATAGTGCCTCCTGTTACATCCATCCCATGCTGATTGCCAGCATAGAATAAATCACCGTTGTTAGTTTCAACGATAACGTGAGGTCGTCCATAGCAAAGAAGTTTTATCTCTTTGTGGTCTTCCTTTGTCAATTTAGTAAAAGTAACTGCAAGCGTTTGATCAAATGCAGTAGTGCCGTTAGCAGCAGATGAGGTAATTGCTTCAGAATATGTTGAAGCTCCTTTTAGATCGTATCTAAAGGCGGCAACAGCCGTTCCAAGTGAATCAATCACATCGGTGTCTGTTACGTCATAAGTAACCTCCAAACCGCTGTCCTCATAG